CCAAAACGGACACGCACCCAAAGGCCACAGGGTTCCTGCCTTCGGGCGGGATTCACAAGAAGATTACGGGGTCAGTCACTATTAAATCCCTGCTCACTGCCAAATGCAGGTTTTTTATCACGTGGAGTGCCAGATCTCGCGCTCCACGCTACTGGTCCACTTCAGTGATCTTCTTTTATTGATTCTTTCTTAAAGCACACTGAAAACGCCTAATCTGCCACGACATTGTCGCTGTCATCCTCAAAGTACACTTCAGGAAACGCCGAAAACATTGGCTCCTCATAATCATCGAAGCTGATGACAGCGGCAGCAGCTGCTAACCATCTGTCGTACTCATCTCTCGAGGAAGTGATCTGAGCATAATACTCGTGGATGTTCCCGCCAAACCCAATCCCTGCTAGGGCAGCCCGCCTCGCAGCAGTATCCACTGCCCAATACACCACGCTCGCGGGATTCGACTCCATTATGTCGTCTGAAATGGCTGCTGTGTCTCCGACTATGGCAGCTGGGATGTGAATCTCGCCCGACGGCATTGGGGCATCCACGAGAGCATCTGTGGCAGTGGCCATTACAGCTCTGCTAGATCCTTCACCATTGCCCTGGTCTTCATCTCGAGGAGCTGGTGGCCACGAGAGGCGGGTCAACCCGTTGCTAGGAGGAGCAGCTGGTGCACTGGGAGTCAAGGACAACCTGACACTCTTCTTTGACCGAGGAACGGCTCTGTGTGCTCCGTCCACATCCTGTCGGACCCAGAGCAAAACCTGCTGCATAGCCTGGATTACCAGAGTGACATTCACCTCTGCGCCAAAGCTAATAGCAAGCGTGATCACTTCTTGAACCCGATGGATCAGGTCATTGTCTGTCCACCCGAGCTCTATCATCTCCAGGTCAAAATCATCCACCTCCAGAGTGAACTTGTCCCTATCGGACTCATTGTGGATTCGCCTTTGCATTGACCGGATGGTTTGGGACACTATAGCTTCATGCAGGCGGTTCTCATACATCCTTCCAGTGGCGCCCAAAGCCCTGGCAGCAGATCGCAAGAAGGCGCTCTCATAGTTTCCCTTTGTCACTCGGTCGTCAATGTGGCCCTCGGCCGCAGCATCATTGCCACGCTTCTGGCGCCTTGCAGCCGCGAATAGCCACTGGGCTTGGAGGACCCGAGCAACCGAGCCAACAGATGTTCGTGATGATAGGACTGTGACTTTGGAGTATTCTTCGGTTGTCTTATGCTGCAGCTTGCTCATAGACTGGCCTATGCCCGAGCACAGGCCGAGTAGCGCCGATGTGGTTGACAGGAACGAGTCCAATGCGTGCACGTGGTCTGTCGTTGCATCTGATGCTCTGTACCCAGATGCCCCCATGCTCCTGGTGAACTGTGCAATTGCTTCGTGCATTGGTATCGTGCCTCGTAAATCCTCGATCTCCCGGACAATCACGCGCACTTCATGTGTCCTTGGTTTGACCGAGTGAGCTTTAGTGGCCCAGCCCTCAGCATTGAGAATCCTATCTATTCTATGGGCTCGATGGCATATGCACACCTCGTTAGCAAACATGTCGTCTTTCAGTATTAAGTCGAGAGTTATGCTGTCGATCCAGCTCTCACCTAGGGCTTGGAGTAGCTGTCTTGATGGGACGTCAGGCTGCAGTAGAAGGAGATTGCTGGCTGCAGACTGACCTCGGGAGTCGGATGTGACTGAACCAGCTGACTGTGGCCTCGATCGGAGAATTGGTGCACCCCATACCCTAGCTACATCAGAGTATCGTGTGGACAACTCAATGACTTGAACGCGTGAAACCACCTCTTCATGTTCTTGCACCACGATGGCTGGTATTTCGCCTTCCTCCAGAGCTGCGTCATACACCCTCTGGGCAGCCAAAGCCCCGCTTGACGCGTACATTTGAAGTGCTCTTGACATGTTTGCATAGGAGCATGATACTTGTGCGTGCTGCTTGAGATCAGACTCAATGCTGACGAATGGAGTCAACTGCCTGATTGCCAAGTCATCCACGTTGCCCTCTGCTTGAGTCGGTGCGATGAGAGGAGCATGACCAGTTTCTTTGTACGCAAACCCGTATGCAAACTGGTCTCGCTTCATTCGAACGTAGAGGGCGGCCTCCAGCAGACCTGCGCATCTCAGCACAGTTATAGCTGCCATCATGTCATACATTGTCCTTGTCCTAGCGTTGAGCCGTGTGATTGCATTTGCGTTGACTCTAACAGCAGCTTGACAGTTCGAGAACATAGAAATGACGTGGTTGGCTTTCGAATGCCTAAGGGACAGTCGCTTCGCTGACCCCTCGAATCTGCGGCCAGGCAGTGTGAGAAGGCGGAAATCCACAGAACCTGCCCACATCCAGCTAAACAGAGTGAACAAGCCATAGTGATGAGCACCTGTGTCCTGGGCCCATCTGAATGCTGCAAGCCCTTGCGCAATCTTCTTTCTGACTGGGTTGTACAATGCCACCCGGACCTCATTGGCAACGTTTGACTTGAGAGATCGGTAGCCTTTGTACCCGATGCCACGTGTGGAGGAGTCGTACATGTTTTTCGACACTGATCCAGCGGTCTGCCTCATTCGATTCTGGTCAAATGACACAGTCGTCACTTCCTGAGCCCTTCGCGATTCCAAGTCAATTTCCCCGACAAAGGCCCACATCGCGAACGGGCAAGGATACGTGTGATTGATGACAGTGTAGCCTGACCGCGCGAGCACTGCATCCCGCAGACGTTGTGCAACTAAGAATGAGCCATCCCGTTCAAACTCACCCACCATGTCGTGGGAACCATATGCCTGGATGGACGCAAACACCAAATCCTCCAAGACCGATAGGTTTCGGGAGTCACATGCGCTTACCATTCTGCGGGCATCACCTATTCCCCTGGCACCAAGCAAGTACGACACTAGTTCTGTCCTGTCAACTCTGCCCATCACTTCGTCAACGAAGGCTTCAGGCATGCATGAAGACACTTCCTCCAGTAATGGGGCTTCCATGATCCCTGCCTTGAGCACTGAATCCAGGGCAGCGTTGTATTCTTCGGATGACTCGATCTTGTCTAAGGAGGCAAATGGTTCTGCGAGGCCAACGCCACGGGCTGCTTCTCTAAACATTGACCGGACAGCAGTTGCTGCACTGGTGTGTGACGCAGCGGCATACCCGTACGGCGAAGTGAACACAGCTCTGGCGTCACGGTCAGCGGCTGGCTGCTGCAGTATTGAGTTGAAGAGATTTGAAATGATCCTCTCAGACGTGGCCACGCACAAGTGCCCGGCGACTTCGATAAACCACGTGAGGTGGTCCAACTCGCCTGTCGCCATAGTGCTACATATAGACTTGATGCCTAATCCATTCATCTGAGCTGGTGCAAGTGCAGCTATACTAAGAGCCTGAGTTGGCGCGCTAGCGAGTCGAGGGCATGCTTTGAACACCCACTGGAAAGAGTGCCAAGCTGCCAAGAAGTACGCCACGAACGGGTCTGCCCCTTGAGCCGCAGCAGACGATGCAGTACCGAACGCAGTGTTTATGTTGTCGGTGACAGACGAAAACCGGCGGGTGAAGTCCTTGTCTATCCTCATCATGGTCTTGGTCGCGTGCGACACCTGGGTGCCATCGATGTACAGCTCGTTGAGATACACGAATTTGATTGATGAGAAGAAACTCTTGACTTCGTCCATCTCAAATCCTAACTCGGTGTATGTCTTCTTCAGCAGCTCGCGCGCGTCCTTGGCCTTCTTTGCACATTCGTCAGGGTTGCCCTCTAATGCCACAACAGTAGCTGCGTCATCGATCAGGCATAATATGTAGGCTGCTTCACGCTGCGACAGGATTTTCAGCTCACGCAATCTGTAGGCCCAATATATCAAAATGTGCGCGTGCATTGTCGTGTCAGACGTCGCTGGCCAGCCTTGGATGTTTCCCGTCTTACATGCAGCGCTCGCTTTGACGCCCCGTCGGTCACAAAACAGGATGAGTCGATCCCACAGACTGATTGGAGCACTTGGGTTTGGGCACTCGGTGGTCGTTAAAGCGTATGTTTGCCATCTATGGAACATGCGGCGAGACATTTTCGGAGACCATCCAGATATATCAGTGGATGTGGCAAACGCCTCTGTGGTGCTGTCTGCACTGATGGCCCTGGCCATTGCCTGGAACTTCTTCTTGTGCTTGACCAAATCGACTCGAATGGAAACTCCTGGCGTGAGTTCAGCTAATGGGCGCAGTGAGTGATCGACCTCTGTCAGAAACTCCCTCGCATTGTCGGATGCAGATAGTGTTTCGCGGACCTTAGCCCCTGGCTTAGTATTCTCAGCCTTCCCCGCCTCGGCGGCTATGACCTGGTCAGCAGAGGTGAGTTGGCCATGCATGACTCGACTTCTCCACTCGTTCATAAACTCGCCGTTGGAGAGCCTGCTCCCGTTGAATATAGCTGAGAGCAACTCATTCTGGTCGACTCGAGATAGGTCTCGTGACTGGCTCCTGTCGACGTACTTCCCTAGATCTGCTACAACTCGCGTGCAGTCTTTCGCGTCAAATATGTGGTAATCGCCAGTAGGGTCGTACGGAAACTCCTTCTCGATCCAGGCATGTCCACGTTCGGCTAAGGGGGGGAGAGTGAGCTTGCCAGCCTTTGACTTCATATACCAAGCCTGGTCTTTCGGGACGTAGCCAGGGATGTGCCCTATCTTAGGATCGGCATGGCGTTTACTCAGGAACCTGCACAGGTCGTACGACTTGCAGAAATCGAGAAATTTTGTCACTGCTTCATCTGAGCAGTCATTCTCGTTGCCGGTTCTCTCGACTAGCGTTTCATGCAGCAGAAGAGGGTCGATGTCTGGCGGTGGGAGCAAGTGGTACAGTTTGAAGAACTCTGCACGTGTTCGCTTCGACACGTTGAGGGCCATCACCATATTGTACCATATGTCATTATGGGGATAGTATTGCACCATGTCTTTCATCAAGTGACTGTCCCTATCCTGCCACCCACAGTCTATTGGCGCATCATCTTCACAGACTGCATTCTGCCATCGTGTATAGGCCAAGTGCATATGGCGGGCGACATAGCGAGCGTTCTTGACATCTGAGATGGCCCTTCGGATCCACGCTATGCACTTTGCGAAGTTGAACGACTGATCCGACATCCCAGCATCGCCGCTCACCCGGAGCATAGCGAAAGACCAGTGAGCATTCCGATACGATGCTAGACATGTCCGGGCATAATCGGCCAACGACGAATCCATGACCAGCATTCGGGTCCCCACAAATGTCACCAGGACACCCGCGTAGTTGTACGAGTGGCTGTCTGGCCATACACGTGAAAATGCTGACGTCTTGTGCCTTTCCCATGGCATAGAGGAATCCACTTTGTCGATAGCCTGTCTGGTTTTCTCCTTCAGACGCCTAGGTGGTGCAGCCCATAAACGGCAGTATTTGACCCACATTGGTTGAGATCTGAACTGCAGCCATTCCAATTCACTTGCCCATAGTGCTGCTCTAGCTGCGCCTTCAGGAGCCGGACCAGTCATGGCAGTCCCTGCGAACACTCTCTTGAACGCACCAGGCGCAACCTTCTGTGACAGGAGCTGATGGAATATGAGGTCGTGAGCAGCCCTGCGGGCAGATCGGCTGTGGTCTTCTTCAGACACTATCCTTTCGTCAAACATGGCCTCAGATATGATCCAAAACATGGCTTGCTCGTCATGCAGAACTGTATCAGGGCGGAACCGCCTGCTGGTCGCGATGAAGTCTGATACTATCCTGGAAGCAGACTCGGGAGCAGACAGCTTTGCCGCATGGACTTGTCGCCCTATCTCAGAGTCAATCAGGTACGATTCAAGTTGTAGGTCTATCCCGGGCATATCGTCATCTGTCAGTGTGTCGTCCAACGCCATCTCTGCCAGGAGTTCATAGTCCATTGCTGTGGCTATTTTGACAGTAGTTGCCATCTTCATTGCCGCTGCTACCTGGATTGCCAACGAAGGGTTCTTAGTGGCTGCTCCAAGTGACAGGAGTTTGTTACGTGCTTGGTTGATATACCGCGGTCGCTCAAAGACTCGAGACATTGTCAGTTAGTTGAAACGAACATGGACTTAAATTGAGGCACTACATGGCACGCGCAGGGATTTATTGAGTTTTCTATGCGTGGAATGTGTGGAACGGTACACTGTCCCATGTGGGTGCGTGTCCGTTTCGG